TACAGTGCTACCTGCATCATGCGGCACAGGTATCAATGTCTACAATATCGAGATCAACGCTGCATCTACTACTGGTGCATGGAAAGTAACGACAGGAGCGGGTGTTGAGGTCATGGCTGTAGGTATATTCTCAGCATAATGCCAAGTCCTAAGCAATATGCAGAAGGTCTGAGTGCTATGACTGACAAAAAAGAAGCCTTATTTCAGTCTGGCATTCGTGCTACTCCGTGGTTTACTGAGTTTGTAGACACATACGGAGAAGAACCCGATCTTTCACCTAGCGCAGATTACAATTATCGCAAGGCTTGGGATGCTGGTCTAAGGCCATCACCTAACGAATATGATAATAATAGGCATCATTGGCCCTCTGCACTACCTAATGGAGAGATGTTAAAAGAGCAAGGTCATCCGACTCTATGGAAAGAGCATTACATGAGAGCTACGGGAACAGACCCAGACTCTGTTGGAGCTACAGAACAGGATTATTTAAGGCTATATGCCAAGCCCTAAAGAACTAGCCGCTGGTCTTAGAAACCAAGAGGCAACATCACCTAATTCAAAAGTGATGTTTGTGGGGCAAGAACACGGAAAGAAAACGGCCTTGCCTGACAATGTTAAGAAGATGGTTGAGAAGTATGGCGCGTACTATGAAGGCGCTGGAGGCGATAAGTCAGATGCAATCAAGTATCAAGGTTCATGGGATGACAAAGCTAGTAAGGAAGTAAAAGGCTACCCAAAGGAGTTTCTATACACCCTATTTACAAATAGCAATGTTAATAACCAGAAGAAAAACTTAACACAACCAGACAAGACTATCTTTGATAGCGCACTAGCGGCTCAAGGTAAATGGGGGTACTTCAAGGATCGTAAGTTTGACGCAGATACTCTTAAACAGTTTTTATCAGCATCAGGAATGCTGGATAAGAGTAAACAACCTGCTACTGAGAGTAACGTAAAGAAGTTTATTGACGAAGGGGAAGGGCTGATGTGGCCCAAGAATTGGGAGGAGTATCCCAACCCTGCTGGTAAACTAGCGCAAAAAGCTAGTGAATACAGAACAAACTGGCTTAAATCGCAAAAAGAAGGGGTCTATTTTGTTGGGTCAGACCACATGAAAGAATTAAATAAACCTAAAGATAATGAGACTGCTCCATCACAACTAGCCAAAGCCTTAGCTAGGCAAGACTCAGTAACTAAACAGCCTCGTAATAGGTTTCTTGGCGCTGTTGCTGACGCTGCTGGCTATGTATCAGATCAAGCCGATAGGTATGTAGTACCCGAACGCGATCCCTTATTTGGAGGTATGCGTGGTGGTGATCTGCTGCCGCTAAGGAACGTCAACAGACTGCTAGACGATCTAAGCTACGGTGGGCGCATAACTACAGGCAGAGGGCAGACTACAACGCTAAGGCCAGAAGTAGTTGATACTGTTGCGTTAGGCGGGGCAATGATGCCTGTTGCTAAGAGTCTAGGTAAGGCTGCGCTGAGAGAAGGCGCTAGGCAGATTGAGACTGGTACTGGTATTGGTAGGGCTGTAGTTGACCCTAGACAGCCAATAATTACTTATCACGGCTCACCTCATACCTTCCCACCAACAGCTAATAATCCGTTAGGTGAGTTTGACCCAATGAAGGTAGGAACAGGCGAGGGAGCGCAAGCCTATGGTACGGGTGCTGCATATTTAGCTGAAGCAAAGAAACTTGCAGAGGGTTACGCTGGTGCAAATGCAGGGAGGGCAGCGGCTTTTGACGGGTTGATTGATTTATTGCCAAAACCTGCTCAGATGGAAGTATACAAGGCAATGCAAATGACAGATGGGCCATTCAAAAAAGCAAAAATAGATGATATTGTTTCAAGATTTCCAGAATCATCACCAGTATTTCAAGCAAATACGGGCAATCTCTACAAAGTAGACCTACCAGACGAACACGTTGCAAAAATGCTCGATTGGGATAAGCCATTGAGTGAGCAGCATCCTAGTGTGCAATCAGCACTAGCAAAATTAGACCCAGATTTGTATCACCCGACAGGAAATGAATATTCTCCAGACGAGGTTGGAGCAGAGACTTATTTAAGAATGGCAAATAGTCCTCTAGCTAAAAACCAATCTGATGCTTCTGAAGTTATGCGTAACGCTGGCATTACAGGCATACGATACCTAGATGCTGCTAGTAGAGACGCTGCTGGCAAAGGTACATCTAATTTCGTAGTATTTGACCCTAAGCACATGAACATTCTCGAACGTAGCGGGGCAACACCAAGCGCAAGTAGGTTAGAAGCAAATAGACTTGCAGACGCACTTAAACAATAAGGCACAAAATGACCGAAACCCCAATCGAGAAGTATCTAAACGTAATCGGCGCATACGACAACGAGTACAAGAAGTGGGAAGCTCGTTCTGCAAAGATCGTTAAGCGCTACAGAGATGATAACCGCAGCCAGAACTCTAACGAGACGGCAAAGTTTAATATTCTGTGGTCGAACGTACAGACCTTAATCCCAGCGGTCTATTCTAAGCTGCCTATGGCTGACGTATCACGCCGCTTCGGAGACAATGACCAAGTAGGCCGTGTTGCCTCACAGATCATTCAGAGAGCGATTGACTACGAGATTGAGCATTACCCAGACTTCAGAGCGACTATGAAGAATGCGGTGCAGGATCGCTTTCTTGGTGGTCGTGGTGTTGCATGGGTACGCTACGAGCCACACTTAATCGAACGTGATATGCCAGAAGATGGGCTACAGGTCACTGAGGACGCTGATGAGGTAGAGAACGATACAGCAGAGACATACGAAGAGATTGAGTACGAGTGCGCTCCTACCGATTACGTTCACTGGAAGGATTTTGGTCACTCAGTAGCTCGTACATGGGAAGAGGTTACGGTAGTATGGCGCTGGGCTTACATGACGCGCGAGGCGCTTATAGAGCGTTTTGGCGAGGAGTCTGCAAAGAAGATACCTCTGGACAGCGGCCCACAGACACTAACTTCCTATGGTCAGTCTAGCAAAGAGCATACACGCGCTAAGATATGTGAGCTATGGGATAAGGAAAGCGGCAAGGTCTACTGGTTTAGCAAGAACAGCAACTACATCATAGACGAGCGTGATGACCCTATCGAGGTAGAAGGCTTTTTCCCCTGCGGTAAGCCTTTGTACGCTACTTTAACCTCTGATTCTCTAGTACCTGTACCTGACTTTGTGCTATATCAAGATCAAGCTACTGAGCTGGACATTTTAAGCGACAGAATTGATGGTCTGGTCAAGGCTCTGAGGGTACGAGGAGTATATGACGCAAGCCAGCCAACGCTACAACGTCTACTGACAGAGGGAGACAATAATACTCTGATACCTGTCGATAAGTGGATGGCATTCAGTGAAAAGGGTGGGCTGAAGGGTAGTATCGACATCCTACCGCTAGATGTCATAGCTGCTACGCTCATCAACTGCTACCGGGCAAGAGAGGACATAAAGAGCCAGATTTACGAGATTACAGGCATATCCGACATTATCAGGGGTCAGACCAGTGCAAGCGAGACTGCAACTGCACAACAGATCAAAGGCCAGTATGCAGGGCTAAGATTAAGAGCAATGCAAGAAGAGGTGGCATTGTTTGCGTCTAGCCTGATTAAGCTCAAAGCGCAGATCATGTGTACCAAGTTCCAACCACAGACTCTATTGCAGTACGCTTCTGCACAGCAGATGTCTGAGGCAGATCAGCAATTGATACCACAAGCTATAGAGCTTCTTAAAGACTCGCCACTAGCTAACTTTAGAATAGATGTCGAGGCTGACAGTCTGGTGCAGTTGGATGAAGATCAGAACAAGCGTAACCGTGTAGAGTTCTTAACAGCGTTTGGCGGCTTCTTAGGCCAAGCCTTACCTGTAGGCCGTGAGTCACCTGAGATGATACCAATGCTGGTAGAGGTCATGAAGTTCGGCATAGGAGCGTTTAAGCAAGCAGAACCTATCGAGGGTACTCTTGATACCGCACTGGAACAGATGAAGGCAGCATCACAACAGCCTAAACAGCCACAGCCCGACCCTGAGCAGATGAAGATGCAAGCCCAACAGCAGTCTGAACAGATGAAAATGCAAGCAGACGCACAAGCTGCTCAGATGAAGGCTCAGATTGACGTACAGGCTCAACAGGCACGAGTACAGGCTGATATGCAGATCGAACAGATGAAGCTACAGGCAGACGCACAGCTAGAGCAGATGCGCCAACAGATGAAGATGCAGGAGCTACAGTACCTAGATCAGTTTAATCGCTACAAAGCACAACTAGACTCATCTACTCGCATCATGGTCGCAGAGATAGGTGCAAAGGCACAGGTAGACAAGGTTCGTGAGGCAGAAGAGGCCGCTAATACTGAAGTAGCTATTGTGCTGGGGCAAGCATGAGACAGTCTTGGGTATATATAGACGGGGAAGCTGTTGCTGTAGGCGCAGAGCAATATGATGCTAAGGTCTACATCATGCCTGACATAGCTCCTTACAAGTCTATGGCTGATGGCACAATGATTACTGGCAGGGCTATGCACCGTGAGCATCTAAGGAAGCATAACTGCTTTGAAGTCGGTAACGAGACTATGACAAGCCGCGCACCTGTCGTAAAAGATACACGCAGAGAAGTATTAAGCGCACAATTAGCAAATATGTCGCATTCCCAAGCTAACAAGCTAATGGATCGGATGCGAGATAACCAAAGGTTTACCAATAACCCCCACAGGGAGAAATAAATGGATATGCCAGAGTCAGTACCTGATACAAACGTAATAGACAGGAAAGAACTACTAGCACAGCAGTTTGATGAATTAGAGACAGAGCCAAAGGCTGAGAGAGTACGCAGTGCTGATGGCAAGTACGCACCAACGATACCTGTAGAAGCTCCAGAAGTAGTAGAAGAGCCTCCAGTATGGCAAAGGGCGCCAGCATCATGGAAGAAAGACTACCATGAGGAGTGGGCAGCAGCATCGCCAAAACTACAAGAATACGCATGGCAGCGGGAAGAGCAGATGCGGGCTGGTGTCGAGCCGCTTATAAGTAAGGCTCAGTACGCTGACGAGATGGAACGGGTAGTACAGCCGTACCTTAATACGATAAACGGTCTAGGAATTAAGCCTAGTGAAGCCATTAGCGGGTTATTGCAAGCAGATAACATCCTACGCAACGGCTCGCCACAGGAAAAGGAATACTACTTTGCTCAGTTGAGAG